GCGGATAAGAAGTCTTATGTAACGTTTTTACCATAGCCGCTTCTTTAGTTTCTATCACTTATAGCCGCCAAGATCTGAGTTTCTACTTGAGCTTTATTATCGGACCCCATCATTGAACCGCCCCCCTGCCGTCGCCGCTTCCAGATCCAGCGCCGAGGATAGCCGCTTCAGCAAGCAGCCGCGTTAGTTCCGCTTTAGAGTCAAAATCAGGCGCAAGCAAATCGCCTTGCTGCAAGATACTCCACATTGTTTCCAGTGACAAACCCTTTTTGCCATCGGCTCCGCCCTGGACCAACATTGCCAGGCCGGCAATCATCCGGCCGTCGATCTTCCACCTGGTGAAGTCCCGATTGATTTTCACCGAACCCCCGTCCGCTCCGACCTGCTGATACTGCGCCTGGAAATCAAGGGATAGTTCCAGCCCGTCCTCGAGAGAGCCGGCCATTCCTGCAAGCTCGCTCGTTTCGGCTTCGTACTCTAACACATTTTCCGTCGCTGTCGAGCTCACTTCGGGCGCATTCGCAAGAAGAGACAATCCGAGCGTCGCCATGTTGCCCTTCGTAGTCTTGATCTCTTCCTGTGCCTTACCGATCGCCGTCCCGCTGTGCTCAACAAACTTCAGACTTCCACCTTTGCCGACTCGATAAATCGTGTTAGGCGAGATCACACGCTCAGACTTTTGGCCCGGAATCTCCGTAAGCTTACCGGCGGCCTGCTGGCCCTCGATGCTTTCCTGCTCGCCCTCCTCCTCGACCATAATCGGCACATTTACGACGTGCAGAATGTGATCCAAGTCCGATTGCAACCGATAGTGCCTGAGATTCTCATATGCCAGATCCAACAACGGAGGAACGCTGGTCATATGACAGTCTTTACTCGCCGCAACGATCGCCAGAGGAATCTCAGTCAAGCTGGTCTGACCCCCTCCAACTCTGCTGGACTTGTTATCCGAGTCGAGCTCGAATAACTCCCATGCGCCCGGAGTCAAAACACGGAACCGCTCAACACATTTCTCGCCGTATTTACCCTCCGACCTCATCGCATCCTCAGCAAGAGTCACCTGAACAAGCTTGCTACCCTCAAAGCGCCAATTTCTAATTTGCGCCTTGCGATACAGAGACCACTCCGGCCGTCTCCCCTGCCGAGCAGCGAGCGCCGGGTGATCATCAGCGGCCGTTGAAGTCTTAGTTGGAACGATCGCAGGAGGCATATCAACCAGAATCGCGCAGTGGCCATCCGCAACAGCCCACTTGAAAACCTCTTTCGCAAACACATCCATTCGCGAGCGCATCATATCGACGTTTTCCATCTGCGCCTTAAGCTCTTTCGGAACGTCGGCCCCGAGGATAGGACCCTTGCGAAAGACCATCCCAACCAGGCCCATCACAGTCCGGCGATAAGCATTCCAAAACGTCGAGCGTGCCAATCTGATCCTGTATGACTTCGCGGTTTCGCGCTCTTCCTGAGGTAGGTAATTTCTACCACCACGCTTGATCGCTTCTGTCCCCTCAAAACAGTCGTTCACGATCTTCAGCGCCACGAGCTGCGCACGATAAGCCGGCGACTGGTACGCCGGACTGTCAACATCGAGATAGGATTGGCTGATCATAGAGAGATTTCGCGTTCCTTCCGCACGGCAGTCCGCCGCGCTCCCACTCCTAGCACCAACGCAGAGACCTGCTCAGCGTTCGGACCGTTCGGAAACTCCGCACACTCCTGGACGAACGGCATCACCCAGGGCGCAGTGTCAGGATGCGGCAGAAAGACATTTCCGCCAAAGACCGTAACGCCAACCGCATTCGCTCTCGAGATCAGCATCCCGCCCGCTGGCTCGATCGCACGAATGCCCGACACCTGCCGGCGCATCGACTGCACTACAGCCTTGCCGTTCGTCGTTACATCAACCAGCTTCTGCGACGCACCAGGCCATTGCTTTGTAAGCGCCATCATCGACGCGCAAGCGCTTGGAAAATCCTGACGAGCACGAACCAAGTCGATCAGATAACAATCGTTACCGCTCCAGGCCTGAACCATGCCCACCGCAAACGTTGGTTTCTGCATCGTGTCATCATCCCGGTACGCCGTATGCCAACTCTGCAGCATCAGATCGAACCGTTCAGGAATGACAACAGAGGCGATCTCCTGGAGCTCCGCACTCGGACCCATGATCTCGATCGCCGAGGGATCCAGCATCTTAGCCAGCCGCCAAAACCGCCACCACCACGGCTTGAATATTCCATCCGCCGCCGGCGAATACGCATAGACCAATGCGTCAAAAGCATCCGTCGAGCCGCCGAGCCGAGGCCGGATCTTCTCCTTCGACTCAACCCGAATCTTGCCCGTCGATTCTTCCTTGTACTTCGGAGCCGTGATCTGTTTCAGGAGCGACGGCCTCCCCTCCATACTCCAGGAAGGAAATGCCAGGTTGCGACCATTCAACGGATTCAGACACTGAGCGAAGTGAAAGATCAGCGCCGAACGAAGATCAGCGAACTCGAGCTCGCCACTCACCATGTCGCGCATCGCAGTCTTCTTGCCGCCCCTCACCGGGATCACATTCAGCCCTAGCTCCCGCAACCTACTTACGACACCCTCGCCGATGTTCACAATATCGACGACAGCGCATGCACCAGGATTCGCATTTAACCTGGCAGCAATCGCACCAGTCGCCTGCATCACATCGCTTGCCTCAGTCGCGAACTCCGTCACCAGGTCGATCGTGATCTCGCCCGACTCGCCCCACTTCTCAGCAAACCAATCCGGAAGCGTGATCTTCGTCTTGCCCTGGCGAACGGCATTGATCGTTTGATCCCGGCCGCCGGCTGCTACGTCCGAGCCCAGCGACGTAATGCGCTTCAGCTCGCCGTCAACCTCCTGCCACGCGCGAAACAAATCAAACGCTCTCTCAACCCACTTAGACGGAATCAGTGAATCACTGCCGAACTCGGCGAACTTGCCACAAGCCTTGTTCAAGTAGAGCTTGCTATGCTCACCCCACTGCTTGCGCATCCGCTCCGCCCACTGGCGATCCATTCGACCGGCCGCGATCACTTCAGCTTGTGTAACCCATCGAGGAGTCCAATGCTCGAGCCCCTCGGCGAGAGTCATAATCGCGTGGAATCGCCCCTCAGGATCCTCCGGAGTCGAAGCAACAAACCCAAAGCAGTTGCCGGTTGACATGGCGCCTTCCGCGGAATCGAACGCCGGCGCCGGAATCGACTTGGCTTCATCGCCAATGAAGAGCAGATGCGGCGAGTGAGCGCCTTCCTGAAACTTCTTAGACGACTTCGCAATCACGCGACCTCGATCGAGCTTGATTGCAAAGTCCAAAAGCTGATCCGTCGTGAAAGGCACGAGCGGAATCTTCGACCAATCGAGCCGTGAAGCCCACAGGTGAACTTCAGGAAAGTAGTAATCGCGCAACTGACCCCAACTACCCGCCGTAACCAACACCTTCCACGGAACGCCGGCAGCCTCACGCGTGATCGAAAACCACAACGTCGCCAGTGCCTCGACGGTTGTCTTGCCAAGTCCATGCGGACCGCAGAAAGCATAGCGCCGATAGCGCTGCACGCCGGCGAGCGCTTCGCTCTGATACGGAGCCAGGCTCGAGCCAGCAGGCCACTTGATACATTCAGCAGCGAATGCATCAGGTCGCTCAAAGTAATCGAAGCTAGAAAGAAGAGACAGCGCGCGCAACCGCTGTTCGATTGCAAGGTAGGTACGAAGTTCGTTCCTGTGCAGTTGCAAATTCGTATCCCAGGGATCAGCCCGCTCGAGCGAGCAAAAGAATATCTTCAATCGGCTGCCGAGCCGCAAGCCGCCGCTGAAGATCAGCAAGATGCGCCACAGGCAATCGAGCAATCAGATCATCAGGAATCTCGATCACGTCTTCCTTCTCACCGTAGCCGCGATCCTTCCCGGCAGTCTTGAGGAACCAGGTAGCAAGCCGGAGCCGCTCGATAATCTCGACCTCGGCAAACGACTCGTGACGAGTCAGATTCAGACCCTCAGCATCCGCCGGCCGCTCTGGACATGCCTCACGCCGCTGAGCGGTCGTCAACAGCGGCATCCCGCAATACACGCAAGGCTGCTCAATTGCGTCAACAATCAGAGCCTCGGCATTGTCTTTCAAAACCTCTCGACCGATCCGGCGAACCTCACGCAGCCGGCTATTAACCTTCAGGCGCTTAAAGATCGTCGTCGGAGAGCTGCCAACCATCCGAGCTGCGTGCGTAACGATACCCCGAGACCGCATCAAAGCTTCAGCCAGGAGCGCTTCAGTGTAACGACGCTCAACAGCAGCTTCGCCACCTGGCGCACCCTCAAACAGAGCCAATTGCGGCCGACTCGAAACATTCGCAGCCGAATCGCCTATCCGATTGGATTCCTCTTGCCCTTCCATCTCGCCTCCGCAGACGCCTTTCCTGCTTTCCTGGCCAGCTCCCGGCGTTCGTCTCGAGTCATAGCAGCCATTCGAACTTTCCCGCCCTTTAATCCCCCGCGACGACCGAGCGAAACCGCTGCCGGATCCTTCTCACCACTACCCTTTGTGCTTTTCGCTGCCATCACTCTCAAAGCACTAGCACGAACAGAAACCGGATGTCAATAAAAAAATCCCCTTCCTTCGTTCCCGGCGGCTTCGCCGCCTCCCCGCCCCCACCATCACTCGCCGCCCTCTTTTTCCTCGAATTCCATCAGCCACAAATTCTGGGTTTCGAAATTTTTTGGGGACACTGGGGACACCTGGGGACACCCAACCCCATCTTTTCGAGCTGGCCCCGATCTGGTCAAATCCAAGTCCCTCGCTTCAGGCGCGCATCCCGCGTCATGGTCTATGAACATTAAATGGGGACAAGTGTCCCCAGGTGTCCCCAGGTGTCCCCAAGGCACCTCTAAATCCTTGAAAACAAACGGAGGTGACTTTTCGCAAGTGTCCCCAAAATTTTCAGAACATTTTAGCCGGCCGAATCAACCAGACTGAACTTTGTGAGAAAAGGATACAGAAATCAACCCAGCCGCTCTGGTTAGAAAAACCAGCTGACCACCTTCAACACCGCCTTCAGGTCGCTACGAGCTAGCTGGCCCTCAATCGAGGCCAGCGGCCCCAATGCCCCTTCAACCCGCGAACAAACAAGCAGATGATCAAGAAGAAAAGAATCGGTGAGCAGACAGAGAGGAAGTCAACGAGAGAAAAGGATGAAGAGAATGGGGATCGACAGCCAAAGCGAAAGC